AAAAAATGATCTGCCACTTCCAGAAGTTATTCCAACACTACTAGATGCCTGATAGAAAAATATTTCAAAATAATCTGTTGTTCCATTTGCTTCAACTATTGCTGAAATTTCAAAACTAAATGGATCACCACTAGCACCTTCGTGTGTGGTTGCTTTGACTACTGAACCATTTTTTTGAATTTGCATATCATAGCGAACACTAGTACCACCACCACCTAAATCTAAATGAGAATGTAAATAATATTTACCAGAAACATTAGGAGTAAATCTAAAATTAGTTGTTGAATCAAAACAACTACCAACATCAAAAGTTTCTCCGTTAAATTGTACTTTTGTATCAACACCATCAGGCATAGATTGAGTAGTAGTACTTCTAAAAGCTACAAAAGCTGGAGTATTTTCTCCACCAGCGGCCCCCACTAAATCGGCAGCATCATAACCACCGTTAGTTAAAATATTATTTGCAAATTTAAATGCGTTTGATTGTGCCATATTTTATAAGTACCTTATCGTAATAGTCGCAGCCGAAACTGGAGCTGTTACAAAAGTTAATGTTGTTCCTGATATAGTATAGTCGCTTGTAGGTTCTAAACAAATACCATTTACAAAAACTAATAAATCGTTTACGTTTCTACCACTATTTATTGTTACAGTTGTTGTTGAACCATCACCTGTAGAAGTTTCTGTTATATTTCCTATAACTATTTTGCCTGCCATTGATGAATGGTTTTGACATACATAATATATTGTTGTACTTAAATTAGAAGGAACTTCGTAGTATAAAATACCACTTACTTTAAGTAGAGCAGAAGCACCAGTTGTTATCACACCTGTTAAAGATATGTGAGTTAAACCTGTTGTGTAAGCATTACCTGAACTATATGCTCCTGAAACTGTTTGTAAATGAAAAGGATGGCCAGTGACATTATTTAATCTAAAAGCATATGTTTGTCCTGGTCTAAAATATAAAGTAGGATTGTCTCCTGAATAATGTGAGTTAAATAGATATGAAGATGACATAGAATTTGTTACATCTATTAATGCGGCCGTTTTAATTAAATCTCCTGTGCCTGGTACAAATTTACCACTTGAACTTACCCAAACTAAACCTTGTTGGTCTGATGGAGCTTGTGTAGTTAAATCAACGTCTGTAAATAAATTAATACTAGAGTTTTCAGAAGCAATTTCGTTCCAACCACCACTGTCAGCAAAAAATGCTTTAGCAGTTCCTGTTGTAGTTGCAAACATACCAGCATAAGTCGTAGCATTAGGTAATGCACCTGAATTTGCAAAATTAAATTTTAATTTATTTCCTGAACTTGTTAAATCAATTGTGTTTGCTGAACCTGTTAAAGAAAGGCCAGCAATAGAAGTTGTTGTTCCTCCTAATGATGTTGAAGTTGAACCTAATGTGATAGATGAATTTGTTAAACTTGCATTTGCAATATTTGATAAAGTGTTTGATGAACCACTTATAGTTTTGTTTGTTAATGTTTCTGAACCAGCAAGTGTAGCTAAATCAGCATCAGATACAGCTGTGTTAAATTGTGCTATAGTACCAGTAATAGTATTTGTTGCTAATGATATAGATTTATTTGTTAAAGTATCTGTTGAAGTTTCAGTAAGAATATTGCTATCTAAACTAATTGTAATTGTGTCGCCTTGGCTTACTGTTGTTGTAATACCATCATTACTTTTTAATTTTAAAGTACCACCTAATGAAATTGATATTGCTGATGATGAATCATCTCTAATACTAAAACTTGAATTTGTTAAAGAAGAATTTCCAATGTTTGATAATGTATTATTTGCACCACTGATTGTTTTGTTTGTTAAGGTTACCGTGTTAGTTAATGTTGCAAAATCATCATCTGTTAATGCTGTATTAAATTGTGCTGTAGTGCCACTAATAGTATTGCTACCGAGAGCCAGTGTTTTATTTGTTAAAGTAACACTGTTACTATTTGTAACGATTGCTGTTGCACCTGCTAATAAATTTAATTCTGTAGGTGTAGCAGTAAGTGTAATTGATGTACCATTACCAATGGCCGTATAAATTTCATTAAAGTTAGCGTTTATAATTGTACCGCCGGCACGTAAGTTTGTACCTGTTCCATCGTTTTGTACAGAACCTAAATTAAGAGTTTGTTTAGCCATTGATTAATCTTTTCTTATATTTATACATATATTATGGTGTTGTGTCATCAAAGGTTTCAGTATCACTATCGAAGAAAGTTAATGTATTATCAAAAGAATTTTGAGGAGTTATTTCAAATATTTCACAAGGTATTGTTAACTTTGTTTTCATAAATCTACCTAATTCAGTAGCAGTAAATGCTAGTGTGTTATCTTCACCATCTAAAGATGTTCTTGTACCAAAAGTTGAATTTTCAGTTAAGGTTGCAATACTATAATTTGTTCCTGTTTGTCTTACAAACGTTCTTAAAACTTCTCTATTGATTGTGCCATAACGTGGGCCAGCATATACAAATCCTTGCGTCACATTGATACTATTAAATACACCTCTAGGCCTTGATGTATAATCAATATTAATTGGTAATCTATTCAAAGTTAAATCTCTTGTAGTATTAGAAAATTGAGATATAGTTGCAGAATCTAAATCTGAAGATACACCTACTTGTGCATTAATTCTTAAAGTTGTACCATCACTATTAGTACCTAATCTTCTTCCAAATATTGTTGTGAATAAAATATCTACAATGCTAAAGAAAGGAGTATCCACAACACCTGTCGTAGCACCAGTTATAGGTGTTGTAATTCTAGCATTTAATCTATTTGATATTTCTACTTGGCTTGCTAAGTAAAATCCTGCTGTGTGCATTGTCTTTTTAAAATCATTTCTCCAATCAGATATAGAACGGCCCACTTTAATAACATATGAGAAATCTTGATACAATAAACTGTCTTGTATCTTCATTGTAAATTCTGAAATAAATCCATCTTCGTTTGTAAATCGGCCATCTAAATCTGCAACTGCACCTACTGTTAAAGTGCCTGTTGCGTTTGTAGCTTTGTTTAAAGTTCCCGAAGCTCCTGATGTTGAACCTACTACTAATTTGTTTCCTGTACCTACACCAATAGTTGCTGTATTATCTTTTACTGTTAATAAACCTAGATTAACATTGTATGATGTAACTGTTGCTGTAATTCCACCCGTTATAGTTATTGTTTCTCCTACAACAAATGTTCCTAAAACACCTGTTAAAATTAAATTTTTTCTAAACTTTAAAGTAGGTGGCGTAGGAGCTAATTGATGATTAATACCAGGTTCTACTAATTCTACATCTAAAATTCTACCTATATCTCCACCCCAAGTTTTTATAAAAGCACCTGAACCTGTACTAGATTGTATTGTTACAGTTGGTAACGAAGTATAATTTGATCCACTTGAATACAAATAAATATCTGTAACATCTTTAACACCTGTTGAACTTTCTTGTACAAATTTATTTCCTGCGTATGTATCTCCTTCAGTTGTACCTGCTTCCAATGTAATATGATCTTCTTCAGTGCTTGTGCTTTCTTCTAAAGTAAATCCTCCATTAACAACAGAAACGAATCCTGCAGCTCCTCCTCCATTAGTGTTTGCATTATTAAATATTAAATTATCACCAATTGTATAGTTAACACCAGGCGTATCTATAATTATTTCTTTAATTCCACCATTACCTAAAGTTTTAATTTGTACAATAGCACCTGAACCTCCACCAATAACTTCTACTGGCTCTGCCACAGAATGTATAGCACCGTCTGTTAAAATATTTTTTTGTGTGGGTACTCCTGTTATAGTTGCTGTAATAAAAGTGTCGTCTGTATCTGTTGATGTACCTTCAATTATTTCTCCTACTGAAAAATTTCCTAATAGGGTTTCTTCATTTACTGTGATCTCAGCTACTTGTTCAGTACCAATAATATAAAACTTTACATTTTCTACTATAGCAGTTGCGAAAGATGTTTTACCGGTAATATTTCTACCAATAAGTCCTGCAATTGCACCGTTAACATTTACTACTCTAATAATTTTTTCAGTTGAAAATTTACCATCTGATGCTCTTAAAAGGTTTTCTCTAGGATAAAAAGTGTCTGAATTTTCATTAAATAATAATTTAAAAAATAATTTATGGCCTTCTATTGTGCCTTTAGATTGGTAAATTGATTTTATATTTTTTATTAAGTTTCTTTTATTTACATTACTATTTAAATTTTCAGGTAGTGTTGATAAAAATTCTTTTCTAAAATTTGTTAAAAAATTAGATATAACTTTATCAGGATCTCTAAAGTTTAACAATTCTTGTATATTGTTTACTGGATTAGGTTTGTAATTATTGACTACAGCACTCGCATTAGAAGATAATCCTAAAACTGTTTCACCAATTAAAAATTTATCTTGTGATGTAATAAATAAACGATTGTTATTTAAATCTTCAGTAAGTACTGTCGTAATAGCTTTTGATGTTTGACCTTGTATTAATTCACCTCGTGTAAATTTACCAAATATAGAACTTTCTAATAATATTTTATCGTCTGTATTTAATAATGTTCTATCAGAATCAATACTAGTGCCGTCTAATAATAATAAGTTTTCTTGGTTTGTTTCTGTTTCTAAAATTATACCGTCTGTAGTTTGAACAGAAGTGACTGCTAATTCAGCAGCTTCCATAAATGTATAATATGTTTTTAGAAATTGTAAAAATTTAGGATGGTCTGATATTGTAAAATCAGGAACTTGTGATTCTATTAAATTGGAAATTTTTTCATTAAAATTTGCCATAGAGATTAATAACTTGTTGTTGTGGTATATCCTACTCCTGCATCAGCTCCACCTCCGGCAAAATCATCTATCTCAACTACAACAATAGAATTTTCAACATCTATTTCTATTATTTGATCTCTTACTGGAACTATATCATTAGAATTTGGTTTAACAATTAATTCAATAGAAGTTGAAGCTTCACCTCTTATGTCTTGTATAGTTGTAATATTTAAAGAATTTAAATTTATTTCTCCTGTTGCGTAATCTATTGAACCTTGAAATGTTGTAGCATATGATCTAACGCCACCTGAAAACCTATATCTTCTTACATTGCCTTCACCATCATCATCTAAAAAATATATATTTGTTGTATCACCTGAAATTTTAAAACCTGTAGATTGTAAGATACCACCTGCAACAGCATTATATCCATCTACAGGATTATATAATGCATTCCTAAAATATATATCATATCTTGTTGATTGATTTAATGTTGGTTTAAAACTTTTTCTAATTTTTACTGTAGTAATGTTTGACACAATACTTGCGTCTGTATCATCTATTAGTCTTAATAATTTTGAATATCTAAAAATACCATCAAATTTTTGTAATGTATTGTCATTATAGGTTGTTATATTATCCAATATATTAGATTTTAAAGTATCAGAAGTTTTTGTAGTTAATCTTGAATCATATTTTACTGTACTTGTAATTAATACAGAAGTTGTTTCAGGATCTACAATAACTGGCCTTATTGAAGCAACGTTATAAGGTTTTAAACTTTGCACTATGTTTTGTTTTGTGGCAGTTGTAAGTGTTGAACCACTGGCCGCTTTAATAGCAATTTTAACAGTACCATAAGCCGGACTTTCGTCATCTTCGCCACCCCAAGCACTCACTGATTGTGCATTTGGATAAATTGATTTTACTAAAGTTTCGTAATCAACAGTTGTAACAGCACGATTTTGAGCTGCATAACTTAATGGTGCGTTGAAACGAATTGACTCTTTTGATTCAGCAGCATTACCACCTTGTGATACAGATTTAGTTATAATACTAATGTCAGAAAATCCACCAATAGTTGTAGCTAAAGTAAATGTAGAAGCACCATTTGATTCATCTCTATTTGTAACAATATATTCCATTATTACTATATTTCCATCATCTAATTTTTTTCCTACGTTATCATCACCAAAATAAATTTCAAATTTACCATCATCTATTTCTTGTAAAAAATAAACTTTTGAAATATCGGTAACACTATTGTAACCTCCAGCTAATGAATAAGTATTTGTTGTAGTATCAGTAGAACTGTTTTGAACAGAAACTTTTAATGTCGTTGTATCTGCATTTGCATTTTGAATTACAAATTTTTGGTCTGGATCGTTTATATCAACAGTATATCTAAATGTAACTAAAGTACCCTCATAAATTTCTACATTTGTAAATTTATATACGCCATCTCTAGGTGTAATTATATAATCTTCGTTTGTTAAATATTGATAACTTACTCCTGAAACTGAAGTTGTAAATACGGAACCTTTTGTTAATGTTAAAGTTGAACCTGTTGCATCATTTACTTCAATATCTATACTCGCTACTGGTGATCTTACTGATGATGGTGTGTAGTTTAACATTTTAGCTAACGACACAATATTTTTTCGTATATCAGCACTGTCTAAGTACATTTCGTTTGCTAACATATTAGCATTGAAGCCTAGATAGTGTGTGTTGTATGCTAGTACATCTAAAAGTATAGAAAAGCCTGAACCTTCAAAATTATAATCTTGAAATTCTGTTTGACTTTGTAAAAATGTTTTTAAATTTGCTTTTATACTATCAAAATCAAAATCTGATACTTCTAATTTGTTACTTGCCATTTTATCTTAGTCTTTCTAAAAATGTTTGTACTTCTACTAACTCATTTGAACCAACAACATAAAAATAAATTCTTAAATCATATGCATTACTATCAATATTCGGACTTGCTACTATTTGAACTAATTTAATTCTTGGTTCAAAATTAATTAAAACTTCTTGTACTTTTCTTTGTAAATTCAATGCAGTTAAAGGAGTCATTAACTCAAACAACATTGCTCTTACACTTGAACCTATTTCTGGATGAAAAGGTCTATCAAAGTGTGATGTATTAATTAAATTTCTTACACTTCTCTTAACAGCTTCAATATCAGTTAACTTATTTACATCATTTGTTACCGAATTACGACCAAAATCTAGGTCTAAATCTCTATATTGTTTTGTGGCTCTTTTACTTCTGTTTAAAGAACCAGCATCGTAATTTGGCATATTACTATATTTATATCAAATCTTCAGGTGATCTACCGTTGTGATGTAATTTAAATTCTTCTACATAATCAGGTATAGTAGGCGTAGTAAAGGTAATAAAGTTATCTTCATATACACCAAAATTATCAATCCACACTTTTATTTTATAAGTTGTTGAAGCTTCACAATTAAATCTAATAACTTGTAAATATTCAGATTGAGTTTTAAACATATTAACGTTTTCTGGTGGATAATTCTTTGAATCTAATTTTATGTCGTTTAAATATAATTCACAACCAAATTTTAATGTATTAAATTCTACTATATTTGAATTGTTATTATAAAAACCTAAATGAATGTCTATATACGTATAATTATGATCGTTATTTAATTCGGATACAATCCATTCATTTGTTATTACGTTTTTTTTAATTTTTATATTACTCATATTAGTTTGATATTGGATATCTTATATAACAAACACCACCTTGGCCATTTGCATTACCATAACTGCCTGCATTTAAAGAATCTGAACTATTACCTGCACTTCCACCATTATTTCCATTTATAACTTCGGTTGCAAAACTGGAACCTCCTCCACCTCCGCCGGCAGCCGTATCTCCTCCTGGTTCAGGTGCATAACTTCCTCCATTATAACCTCCTCCGCCTCCGCCTCCGCCACTTTGATCTCCTCCTGGAGTATAACCATCTTGACCATTTTGTCCTGCTTGATTACCAGTAGTTCCTCCTGCACGACCAGTATTAGAACTACTTCCATTATTTCCTCCGCCGCCGCCGGCTCCTCCTACGCCTCGGCCTCCTCCTTCGCCGCCGCCTCCGCCTCCGCCTCCGGCCGCAGCAACTAAAATTGTTCCACTACGAAGTAAAAAAGTTCCTCCGCCTCCTCCGCCACCAGCACCAGAACATCCTCCTGTGCCAGCTCCCATTCCATTTCCACCTTTTCCTAAAAGTGGTCCTGTTCCTCCTGCAGCTCCGTTTCCTGTGGTACAACCACCTGTAGCTGTTGAACCTCCTCCTCCAACACTTACATTTAAAGTTTCTTGTGTTATTGCCAATGCTGAAGTACGAGCATAAGCACCTCCGCCACCATCGGCGCCTGCACCTGAACCTGATCTTCCTCCTGCAGCACCCCACATAATTACATCAACAGTAGCACCTCCTGGTGCAAAAGTAATTACAAAATCTCCTGAAGTTCCTGGATCGAATCTATGTACGTTGTAAGTTATTGAGTCTATTGTTTGTTGAAATATTGTTCCACCTGTAGCTTCAATAAATTTTTTGCCACCACTACCTACTAATAAAGGATATACAGTCATAAATTATTTTATGAAAGGCCGCCGCCATTAATAACATAGGCGTTTGTACCTACACATAATAATGTTGCAATACCTCTTTGAGCTAATGTTCTACTACCTGTATTTGCTGTACCTGCTAGATAAATTGTAACACTTGTACCTTGTGTAATTGTAATAGAAGAAGATGAATTATTAAATATAGTTACGTTTTGTCCTATTGTAAATATTCCAGTGTTTAAAGTTACACCGGCTGTTGTTGAAATGTGTTTTCCGTGATCTGAACTTTGTAAAACATAACTTGTGCTTTTTGTTTCTTGTGGAACACTTCTTATTTCACCTTTAGAATCAGATACAGTGCCAGTTGTAATATTTCTTGTAGTTGTATTACCGTTTGCTAATACACGGTCAATATTTGTATCTTCATAAAGATCACGGACGTTTTCATCCATTTCGTCATAAGTTAAAGCTGTGCCTTTTATGCCTCTTTTAACTATTGTCATTCTGTATTATCTCCGTTATCATTATAATAAATTCCAATATAACTTTTAAAAGAATTACCAACTATACCTGGATTTTTTTCTATATAATCGAATGCTACATACTCAAAACGTTCTGTTTCTGCTTTTGTTGGCTGACTTGTAAAGGTTAAACCTGATGCGTCTAATTCTGCCATATTATCCTGCGAATACGTTTGAAGATCCACTAGCTGATTTGTTAGGAACCCAACAACCGTGTCCTCCTGTAGCGTCCTCTTTTCTATGTACACCTAGTCCATTTACAAAAACTGTTAAACTACCTTCAACAGCAGGATCTGCACAAGCACATTCATCTCCTATTCTTACAACAGATGCTCCGTTCACAAATACATTTTCGGATCCTGTTTTGTAAGGAGTTTGATGATAAGGAATTTTTAAACAAGCGTGTCCAATGTGTTTATCTAATCCTACTCTGGAAATTGCTGGCATTTTATCTTCCTTGGCCTCTATATTTCTTAAAACTTCTTCTTTTATGTTTATTCATCATACATTTACTGTGAAATCCACGGCCAATGCTTGTTCTTTTTGGTTTACTTACTTTTTTTGATGCGTTTGTATTTCCTGATACTTTTCTTGCCATAATTTTTTGCCTTTTTTAGTTTTTTCGAATCAATATCATCAATCATAAATGATAAATCATCAATTTTGTCAAAATCAATCATATATTTACTATTTAGTGTGATTCTTTTTGAAAAATATTGATTTTCTTTGAAAAAAACACGAGAACAAACATAGTACAACAAAAAATAGTCAATAAGTCATTGATTTTATTGACAAATATCTTTAAAAACGTGGCGCTTTTCGCTTGTTTTATTGATTTTTACGTGTTATATTATACATATATTAACAATTAATAATAATAATATGACAAAATATAACGTAACTTATACTGTGTACTTTGAGAGTGACATCA